AGTATGGGCAAACCTGATTCGGTTCAACGGTGCCAACGTGCGCTTCGGCTTAAAAAGAGCCAATGGCACATTTTCCTACCCAGTTTCTTTCTTTTACGATTCCAGTTCAAATGCTAACAGTGTTGCAGGGTGGGAGCGCTGGAAGTTGGAAAATGGCGGGCTGTTTGAGGCATATGGCTGTAGAATAACTACTGAAAATCTGCTTACGTATGAGACAACAGTAGGTGACGTTATTTTGGAAGATTGCTTTATAAGTATATCTGACGGACTTGGAGATGGTAGCGGAACGTTTACAACCACAGGTAACCCAACAATAACATATAGGAGGTGCGTAGTTGATAATCACATTGGTGTAGGGATTAAACTTTATCAAGATATAAACTATGTCCTAGAGTCAGTTAAAATTACCAACAATACTTATGGTATTCAGCCTGGCTCTGACGCAATTGTTTTGGTAGACCCACAACTTGACACTAACTCAAGTCATTCAGTTACTAACGTTGGGGATTGCGATGTCACATATATCAATCCCGACTTCTTATCTTTGAGGACCACTTTAGCAGGGACAACCGATATACAAAGAGTTGCTTTTAGATATAATTTCAAAGCCATTGACGCGAACAATACTCCTATACAAAACCTTAAAGTGCGTATTGTTGACGAATCAACCTCAGTTGTCGTAAATAATGAATTGACTGATTCTCAGGGCGAAATATCCACTTTGCCAACATACGCAGGAGTTAAAACCCTACATTACGCTACTTACAGTGGATCTACAGCCACATTGAGGGAAGAACACTCGATTCAAGCAATCAAGTACATCTACAACATCATTGCAAAGACATTTGACGTAAACCAAGACATAGCAGACACAAATATCTTCTTGGTTGATAGTTCTATATCTGAATTATCCAAAGCGACAGTTGATGTTTACACCGAATTAGAAACGCCAGAGAAATTCTACGACAGAGCAAAGGCGTATCTATACGATAACTATGCGGGGGAATCCTCAACCATTGTTAGCCGTTCTGGTTCAACTATCGATGCTGGCTCGTACAACGTAACGATTGACGCAACAGCGGGAAGTGCTTTTGCTGTTGCTGGTTCAACTATTACGATTAAAGCTAGTGCATTCGCCGGCACAATCAATACTACAGGCACTTTGACTCTTGCAAACGGCTCAATAATTAATGGTTCGTTTACCAACATATCTATAGATTTTGCTACAGCAGGTACATATAACCTGCAAAACTCTACATTCAGCGGAACGCTTACAGTTAGCAATAGCTCTGGCGGTGCTGTTACTGTCAAGGTATTGCCAGGCACGACAGTTGTAAATAATGGACCAAATATAACAGTGGACGACACAGAAACAGGCCTTGTTACGGCCCCGAATATTATTGATGGCTCTAGATACCAACTATATAACGTAACTCAAACTAATGAAATTGCTAACGGGTTAGTTTCTGGAGGTTCTGGATTGTCGCTTTCAGTGACATTAGGGGCAGGGCAAGATGCGTTACCAAGCGATACAATACGCCTAAGAGTCACGTACCAGAGTGGAACCAGTGCAAAAAACGCATTAGAATCTACGGCCCTTATTACATCAGCAGGCGTTACATTTTTGGATGCGCAAACTGATAACGAAGTTTATAACTCTTACGGTATAGATGGCTCTACGATCACGCAATTCTCAGCTGATTATGTTGCTGATGAGGTTGATATTACGGTTGCTAGCAACTTTACTGCCAAAGATTTTTACAGTTGGTGGGTTTATAATGAAACAACAGCACAAGGTATTGATGAATTTTTTGGTGTTTTAACAGCATTAGACCAGGCTAACTTAAGAATAAATAATTCATTGTTGAATGTCTTTATTGACAACACTACTAGCACAAATATTTGGCAAAATGATAATGTTCGCATATTTAGAGAAGATGGAAATTACCCTGTTAAAAATCCAGCTACATCAGGTGGTGGGGGTGTCGATATAGTGTGGCGCAACCAAATTTTCATAGCGGAAACAGGTGTGAGCGGATTAACAGCTTCAGAAAGTAGTAAGCTTTTAGCAATTCCAACTAACCCGCTTCTGACGAATGATTCAAGGATTGATAATTTAGACGCGACCATCAGTTCTCGATTAGCTGCAGCCAGCTACACAGCACCAGATAATGCGGGAATAGCTTATAATGGTACGGCTATAGCAGGGCTTAATGATATATCAACGGCAGACGTTAAGGCTCAAGCAGATCAAGCATTAACAGATTATGGCGCAGACACCAAAACCAACGTTAAACCGAGTGTGAGTATATGAGCGATATTGAATTAGAATCAGCAGTTTTACATGGGCGTGAAGCAGAAACGATCCTAAATAGTCATTCCTGGGGCGTTGCAAAGCTATCGATTAAGGGCGATATAATCGCAAGACTTGAAAGTCAAGAGATTTTGAACAATAATGAGCAGTTATTGGAGCTTGTAAGAGAATTACAAGCTTTTAACAAGCTCTCAGATAAGTTAGGGCAAATACTTTCCGACGGAAAATTTGCAGAACATGAACTCGAAATGAGAGAAAAAGATGCTAGATAATCTTTTAGAACCTAGCCAGGAAGTAACCGAGTCGAACGCTGAAGAACTCGAAGCCGAGCAAACCGAAGTAACCGACGAAGATGAAGCCGCCGAGGATATTGGCGAAGAGTTGGACGAAGTTGACGAGGAAAGCGAAGAGGAAGGCGATACATTTATCATTGATGGTAAAGAGTACACCGCCGAACGAATCGCGGAATTGGAAAGCGGGGAATTAAGACAATCCGACTATACCAAGAAGACGCAAGCACTAGCAGCTGAACGTAAGCAAGTGGGCGAATTAGCCTCAAGGCTTACGGACGTGATTGCAGAATTTGAATCTTCGATTGATAGCGATGAGGCAGAACTTGCACAGTTATTGGAAGATGGCGACACAAGCGAATACTTGATACGCCAGCGACAAATAGCTGATAAGCATAAGAAGGTTAAGGACGCAAAGGCCGCGCAAGCTAAAGCTAATGCAGACCTTCAAGCGCAAGAAGGCAAAATCTTGTTTCAAAGTATGAATGCTTGGCATGATCCGAAAACTGGAGCAGCCCAGCAAAAAGCGGATGTTGAAGCAGCAATGAAATACGCTGAAAGCATTGGTCATACGACCGAAACGCTATCGCAAATTACTGACCACAGGACGATTCGGTCTTTAATTGATGCTGGTAAGAATAAGGCGCAAGCATCGTTAAAACCTAAAAAGAAACCAGCTAAAAAAGTGGTTTCGAGAAAATCTCCAGGTCATAAGAAACCGAAATCTATCGTTGAATTGTTTTACGGGAGTTCGTAAAAAATGGCTACTCTAGCAGGTAATCTATTGACGTTAAACGATTGGGCCAAGCGGCGCGATCCCGATGGCAAAACGTCAGCCATCATCGAAACCCTTTCAGAGTCAAACATGTTTCTGGAAGATATGCTATACAAAGAGGGTAACTTGCCCACAGGCGAGCAAACAACTATTCGTACAGGTTTGCCAACTACTTACTACAGACTTACAAACCAGGGTATCCCTAAGTCTAAATCTACCACCGCTCCAATTGTTGAGCAGTGCGCGGAGTTAGTAGCGCTTTCGGAAGTTGACGAAACTATTGCGAAGCTTGAGGGTGATCTTGGCCAATTCCGTTTGTCTGAATCGGTGCCGTTTCTTGAGGCAATGAGTCAGCAAATGGCTCAAACAATGTTTTACGGTTCTGCGGCTAATCCAGAAGAGTTCGTTGGCTTCGCTAACCGTTACAATGACCTTTCCGCAACTAACGCTCAGAACATCCTAAGCGCTGGCGGATCTGGTTCTGATAACAGCTCAATATGGCTGATTGGTTGGGGCGCTAAATCTTGCTTCGGAGTATTCCCTAAAGGCTCTACGGCAGGGATTGTGCACAAAGATCACGGCCTAGACTGGGCGTTTGATTCTAGCAACGACCGCTTTGAGGCGTACATTGACAGCTATAAATGGTGTAATGGTCTAGTTGTTAAAGACTGGCGTTATGCTGTTCGTATTCCGAACGTAGATATTAGTGATTTAATCGGTTTGACCGGTACTCAAGCGCTTTCAGCTTCAACCAGCATTATTAAGTTGATGAGCCGCGCAATTGACCGTTTACCTTCAACAGCTGGCGTAAACCTAGCGTTCTATGTTAACCGCACAGTAGCTTCTCACTTGAAGATAATCGCTCTTGAAAAATCTAATTCCGCACTTTCTATTGAGAGCGCATTGGATCAATTCGGGCGTGAAATTCAAATGATGCGATTCCTTGGTATTCCGGTTCGCATAGTTGACCAGTTGACCGAAACCGAAGCCGCAGTATCTTAAAGGGGAAAATCATGATTCTTGACGGACAGTTACAATTTTCAGATGACCAAGCGCTTACCGCTACGGCGGTAGGTACAAATGTGATTGACCTTAGCGTTGGTCGTTCCATTGGTAACGGCGAGCCTATGGCTGTTGTTTTCAGTATCGGCGTTGCAGCTGATCAGACCACAGGTGACGAGGACTACACTTTTGAAGTTGAGTATGCTTCTGATGCCGCTCAAACTACCGGACGCCAGTTGATCGGCCGCCGTGTTTATGAGTCTGGTACACCTACAGCACCAGCGCAAGATGCTGACTTGTTGGTAGTAGGCTATAAGGTTATTATACCTATACCGCCTACTGAATTGAGCGAAAGTGAGCGCTATATCGGTGTGCGTTATACGCTTGCGGGTACAACTCCAAGTGTTACTGTTAGCGCTTACTTGCAGCCGCTAAGCATGATCGATGCCACAAACGATTACGCTACCGGCTATAGCATTAGCTAATGTTAGTTAAAGCTAAGCGAGTTGGCTTTTATGCGGGGCTTATCAGAAAAGAGGGCGACCAATTTTCGATAGGCTCCAAAAAAGAACTAGGCTCATGGATGGAACCTGTTCGAAAGCCGAGAGCGAAAACAGTTAAAAAGGAAGTTCCGAAAGTAGAAAAACCCAGCGCTGAATAGGCGCTGGTTTATTTTTAAGAGGTGTTAAATGGCTTTAAATAATTTCGACAATCTCAAATCTAAGATTGTCGACCAATCACACCGCAACGATTTGACACCCGACCGGCTTGCGGATTTTATTCAGCAAGCAGAGCAAGAATTCTACGCTAATTCTATCGAGCCTTTGCAGATTAGAGATATTGAGCAAACATCAACTCAAGACACTGTTATTGATAGCGGTGTTCTTGCGTTGCCGATCGGTTACCAGTCGATGCGTTCAATTCTGATTGATGATAAATCAGCAGACGCTCAACAATACGAACTGACCTACTTGCCGCCAGAGGTGCTTACAAAAGATAGCGCAAGCGGCACACCCTCATGCTTTACAGTAATCGATCAGATTGAATTTAATCGGCCTTGTGACGCTGTTTATAACGTTGAGATCAAGTATTTCGGCAAGCTCACGGGTTTAAGCGATGCCGCTACCACTAACGATATTCTAACAAACTTCCCTAACGTGTATTTGTTTGGCGCTCTATGGGCGTTACATCAATGGGCTGTTATGCCAGATATGGCAGAGTATTATTATGGTAAATTCATCAATTCTATCCGTGGCGCTAACAATGCTGACTCGTTAGGTCGTCACGGCCCAGCCCCAACTATAGAATATGATGGTGTTGTTGTATGACATTCAAAACCATTCCCGTTGATGTTGTAGGGCAATCGTATCAGCATCGGAGCCGGTCGCTATCTTCCCAAGTGACCATGAATCTAATACCCGAGTTCACGCCGAGCGGTAGAAGTCAGAAAGCATTAACGTGTTGGCCGGGTGATAAGGCGTTTTCATCTGATAATAGCGGTATTGATCGCGGCATTCATGTTTTCAGTGACCAGCTTTATAAAGTCACGGGCGACACGCTTTATAGAATCGAGTCGAACGGCACGCAAACGTCAATCGGTACAATTCTAGGTTCGAATCCTTGTGTTTTTGCGGATGATGGTAACTCCATGCGGATCGCTACGGGTTCGCGCGATTACATTTATGACGGTTCAACGCTGGCAGAAATAACCGATCCAGATTTAACGCCGGGCAATTCAGTAGCGTATCTCAATCAACAAATGATCAACGATTCAATTGGTGGACAGTTTCAGGTTTCCAATGTTGGTGATCCGGACAATATCGACGCGCTAAACATAGCAACGGCTGAGAGCGCACCAGATGACACTGTGAGAGTTTACACGTTCAACGAACGCTTATACTTGTTTGGTGATCGAAACAATACAGAAACTTGGTACAACAGCGGCACAGGCAATCCCCCGTTTGATCGCATTCAGGGCGGTATGATGAACATTGCCATTGGCGCAGTGTATTCCGTCGCTGCCAGTGCTGAATTTATGTATTTTTTCGGCTTTGATAAATCCGTTTACCGGGTTAGCGCGTACCAAGCGCAGAAGATCACGCCAAACGCCATTGCAAATACGTTTGAGAACTTCACAAAAAGTAATGACGCAAGAGGCTATACATTAGCGTTTGAGGGGCAGTATTTTTACGTGCTCAACTTCCCGACCGAGGGGCAAACGTGGTGCTACAGCGAAGCGGGTAACGCATGGTTTCAATTGTCGACGGGTGCCGGTCAATCTAATTATATCGGCACTTCTTACGCCTTTTGTTACGGCAAACATTTAATTGCTAGTAGTGGCGACGTTCGAGAGCTAGACCTAGATACCTACACTAGCAATGATCTACCAATGATTCGGGAACGAGTGAGTGCGCCCATCGTTGACCCGACCGGGCAACGCATCGTGATGAACCGCTTCCAACTAATTATGGAGGTGGGTGTAGGCCTGATATCAGGCCAAGGCGTTGACCCGCAGATCATGTTTGAAGCGTCTTACGATGGTGGCAAGAGCTGGACGAATGAATCTTGGATTGATATAGGCCGGATGAGCGAGGGGCGTATCAAAGTCGAGTGGTTCAATATGGCAAGCGCTTATGAGATTATGGTGCGGTTTCGTGTGAGCGATCCTGTTTTTATATCAGTCCACAGTGCAGCTATTGATATTCGTCCGGGGGGCTGGTGATGGTACGCGTTGACCCGTTTCTACACCCTATTCCAAAGGAGCTTTTAAAAAATCCAGCAACGCGCGCATTCTTTGAATATTTAATACGTTTTTTACATGATTTATGGAAAAGAACAGGAGGTGGTAATGATCTTATTGATCAAGGTGATTTTGGGGATCTTAATAGCTCCGCTAGTTATCAAGGCGCTAGCGACCAAAGCAATGAGGTCGTTAACTTCCTGCGCGAGCAAGAACCGAGCGAAATAACGCGACACTTCCAAGAGCATGGCGCACCGATACTTGAGCCTGTACGCTTTAACAACTTAGAATCAGGCGGAACCGCGCTAACAACAACCGGGCCGGAAATTGTTTTGTGTTTTAATACCGCAGCAGCAACAGTAACGCTCAACGCCAAACCTCAGGATGGAGAATCCGTTAAAATCAGTAGGCGTGATGCTTTGGTGACGGTTAGCGGCTCAATTAACGGCGGCACGTCAATTGTGATACTATCGAAATATGACACAGCCCAATTAGTTTATTCTGCTGAAGCTGGGGAGTGGGCCATAGTATGAGTTACTTAGGATCGACCGAATTTTTATTAGAAGTTGCAAAGGGTAAAATTGATGGTCATCGCATCGCTTTTATCCCAGCGTTCGGGGATATCTCAACAACTGAAACGTTAATTTGGCGTCATGGTGGGGCTTACACGTTTAACGATACAGCCGCAACGTTATATTTAAGCAGCTCAGATAATACCGATACTCAGGACATTAGAATAGTATGGCTTGATGCTAATTATGAAGAGCAGACTAGCACTATAGCACTTCAAGGCCACACTCTTGTAACGATTGGAACCGGTCTACGTGTAAATGAAATTTTCACGCTCGACTCGACCCCAACAGCGGGGGATGTTTACGTTGCCAATGCAAACAATCATACTAACGGCGTCCCGAATAACCAGGCTGAAATTGTTGCTACTTTTGACAGCGATGCTCAGATTAGGCAGATAGGGTTATACACCGTTCCAGCTGGTCACACTGTTTTCGGAATTGGGGAAATTTTTTTCAGTTCACCGAAAGGGCGTGACAATGATTTTTTTTGGAATACAAGAAACCCGACTACACCAACGCCAAGGCTAAAGATTAACGTAACAAGCGTCTACCAATCGACCGTCACTATAGGATTATCTTATTCGCCTTTACCTGAAAAAACAGACATATTTTTCACGGCAAATACGTCCACTGGTTCTGGCCGGGTGACAATGCGCGGCCCGATTTTGATTGTCGATAACACAAAGTTATAGGTTTTTATATGTCACGCACAGAACGAAATTACGCACATAATACCCAGCTAGCAACGAGCGCTGTTGATATCGTTTCAGCGGTTCCAACCGGAACAGTTTCAGTTGTTAGTAAATTAAGTTTTTACAATTCATCGACGACCGATAACAGATTAGTAACGGTTCACGCGGTTGAATCGGGTGGGACAGCAGATGCAGGCAACACGCTGGCAAGGCGCTCAATCCCTCCATTGCAAACGTGGAACGTTGTTGAAGCCATCACAGAAAGATTAACGGCAGGAATGAAGCTACAAGCAACACAAGACGCTGGAACAGATGTCAATGCAAACTGTTCAGGCGCGGATTTTAGCTCGTGATAAATCACATCAAACTGAAACGTAGTCACGACTACGACGAAATAAAAGCGATACTTGAAACGCCCGGAATCTGGGAGTGTATCAGTGATCCAGGCGACGAATTGCCGCCCGAGTCCGAGCTAGATACCGAGAACGAAATTTATCTAGTGGGCTACTTTGCCGGGGAGCCTATAGGGGTTTTTATTATTGATGAGGATGGCGAAACATGCCATTTTCAAGTTATACCAAAGCACAGAAAGTTGTGGGCTATTATTTTCGCCAAAAAATGCCTACAATGGTGTGTAGATAACGGGTTCAACAAGCTGCGAGCACTGATACCCAACGAGTATCCAAACGTTAAAGACTTCGGCCTTAAAGTGGGTTTCGAGATGACGAAAAGTGATAATTGTTGGAGTGCAAAGTGGGAAAAGTCAGAGAAATAACAGGCGTAAAGGCGCAACGTCAAGCGGCAGCACAGGCGCAAGAAGCTCAAGAGCGCCAAGGCCAAGCGGCTATTGAGCAGCAAGAGCAAGCGCTCGAGCGCATACTGGAAATACAGGAACCGTTTCGCGCCGTAGGTGAAGAAGCGTTATCCGGCATAATGGGCGAGATCCTTCCGCAGCAGGATTTCCAGCTTCAAACCGACCCCTCCAGAGTTTTGCAAAATCCATTCTTTCAAGCATTAGCCGCTGAGCAAGAGCAGCGCTTAATGGCGTCTCAAGCTGCGCGCGGAAAAGTCGGAGCAGGTGAAACCACCGATTTACTTCAACGCAATCTATTGCAACTCGGTAGCCAGTTCCAGCAACAAGACATTGCCAATCAACTAGCACAACAGCAGGCGCAGCTAGGCACCCAGGCGCAACGTTTTGGACAGCTATATAATATTGGTGCGCTTGGTGCGAATGTCGCTTCACAGCAAGCCACAGCAACGCAAGCGAGCGCTGCGAATGTTGGTAACCTACTAACTCAAATCGGCAATGTGCAAGCAGCCGGGGCGACTCAGCAAGGTAATTTGTTGGGTGGGTCACAGGCTCAAATGTTCGGGCAGTTGACGGGCGCAGGATTAGGTGCCGCAGCGGGTAGCGCAGGCCTTCTAGGGTCTAGTATAGGTGTCGGCGGTGGCGCGTTACTTGGGTTTTTAAGTGACGAAACCAAAAAAGATATCATTAGGCCGGTGCGTATTGATGACGACGGTTTGACGGTTTACGAATTTAAATACAAAGCCGATCCGGATAGTGTTTATCATGGGAAGATGGCGCAAGACATCCAGCGTATCGATGCTTCGCACGTAATAGAATCGGACGGAAAATTATTTGTTACAGAAAAATACAGACCTATCAAGGTGGCGTAAATGGCTTTAGATCCTAGCATAATTTTAAGAAATATAGCGCCGCAAGCAGATGTGGCTGGGCAGCTTCGGTCAGGATTAAAGGCGGCTGGCATTTTCGCAAAGTTGCGACAGCAAGAAGAAGAAGCGCCAATACGCCAAGCCATTTTGCAGAATCAATCAAATTTATTGGCTCAACAAGCAGCGACGGGCGCGGCTGAGGCGCAAGAGGCCACACGAGAAAGGGATTTAAAAGGCTTGGCGTCTAGTTATTTTCAAGTCAAAGGCGATATTGGTGCAGGCAATTTCAACGCGGCGGCGGATAAATTGCAGTCTATATACGATCAAAAGATAGCAGCAGGCCAAACGCCCGAGGATATGTTAGCCCATTCTCAAGCTATAGAAACGCTTCGCTCTAATGATGCAGAAGCTATCAAGGATTTAAAGACGTTAGGTCAAGGTGTCATTGATGCGGCTTTTGCTGAGGGGTTGCTAGAAGATCCGGCAGCGGCGAAAGTAAAAACTACACCTGCAGAGGTTCGGGAATTCGAATTCATGTCGGCAATGCTGGGTAGTGATGACCCAAAAGTCCAGGAAGCCGCTAGAATTAAATTAGGGATATCGCCCGATGCTGGTGAAAGATTGAACCAATTGCAGGACAGAAAAACCAATATACTAAAACAGCAAGAATTGATGTTGAGACAGCAATCAGAGCGGAGGCAGCAGCAAAAGCTATCCGCCACCGTTGAAAAGGCTTTGTTAAATGCGCAAGATGCTGCAATTAATTCGTCAAAGTCGGCAACTGAGTTCGATATTTTGGCTAATCAGGTTGAAGAATTAAGATTAGCCGGTGGCGTATTTTCTAGTACTAGCGAATTATTTAAGCGCCTTCTTGGTGCTCAAGATGATGTTACTGAGTTGCGTAGGCGGTTCAACCAAGTGAGACTGAGCGAAGGTTTGAAGAATTTACCACCTGGCCCCGCCACTGATAGAGATGTAGTGGAGGCGTTCAAAGGGGTTCCACCTGAAAATGCGCCAGCTTCTCAAATTGCTTCATTTTTACGTGGCGCTTCCAAAATGGCGCGTTTTGATGCGGCGTATAACCAATTCAAATCAGACTTTATTAGTGATAACTCAAACACTAAAGGTATCAACAAGGAATGGCGCAAAAAAGTAAGGTCGGATGTTTTAGGTGGAGATATAACCATTGCTGAGATTTATGCGGAAAGCGTTTTGCACGGCATGAACATAGAAGATATCAAAGCAGAGTTGGGGGTTTCGGAATGAGCCTGCTAGATGAAGCGAGAGCTAAACGAGAGCAACAACCGAGACAAGAGCCTCAACCAGTCGGGGGCGGTAGCTTAATAGATCAGGCGAGAGCTAAACGAGAGCAACAACCGAGACAAGAGCCTCAACCAGTCGGGGGCGGTAGCTTAATAGATCAGGCAAGGGCTAGGCGTGAACAGGTACAGCAGCCTATTAGTGAGCAACCAGCCCAGCAACCTTTGCAGCAGCAAGCGCCCGAAGGTTTTCCCGGCGCTGCGATCATTGAGCCTGCTTTGACTATGGTTTCGGGCGCAATAGCTGAGCCAATGGCGGGTATTGCTGGATTGACAGCGGCAGCAATACCAGGGCTTGAACCTGGGGCGGGAAAAGCTGTTGTTGAAGGTGTCAGAGAAAGATTGACAATTGACCCTAAGACGCAAGCGGGTCAGGAGTCGCTTAGAAGTATAGGCGCGTTTCTCGATCCGCTATCCCAAGCGATGCAATCCGTTGAAACAAAATTAGGTGAAGCTGGTTTTGATGTTGCCGGGCCGTTAGGTGGCGCAGTCATGCAGACGCTACCAACTGCAATAGGTGAGGCGCTAGGGTTCTTCGGTGGTAGAGCCTTGAAGAGCGCAGCTAATGCCAATACGTCACAAGCGCGAAGGGCGCTAGTGGCATTAGACAGCGCTGAGCGCGGAAGGTTAACCGGAGCTACTATTGAAGACGTTGCAAGCGGTTTACAGTTCGGTAGCCGTGAGGATATAGCGAGAATAATAGACGCTGATCCTGAATTTTACAGAGCGGCCGACGAACTTGGTTTAAGCACAGAACCTTTAGCAAGTTTCGCCAGTTTAAACCCCCAATTCAGAGGCATAGAGCAAGGTTTGCGCGCTGTCCCTGGCAGCGTTCTAAACGCGCAAGCAATATCATTTATTAATGACGTATCAAGAAAAGCTGACGATATAATTCAAGAGTATGGCGGCGCTATCGATAAAGCGGCGCTGGGGCAGGATTTTAAGAAACGTTCACTGGAGCAGGTCGAAGCTATGGCCGAAACGACAAATCTATTTTATGACAGGCTAGAACAGATCATACAGCCGACTTCAAGGCATGAAGCGCCTAACACGGTTGATTTTCTAAAGCAGAAAATGTCAGAGGATCGATTAAGGCCGGTTTTCGTTCGAGCACTTAAAAAACTTTCACCTGAAACCAAGACGATAAGCGAGCGCCGGGTTTTCAATCACGCCACTGGTAAAAGTGAATTAAGAAAAGTTACAGAACAAACAAATCCAACTTTTGGAGCTATAGATCAGTTGAGGCGTGAAGTAGGTCAAGCTATGGACAAAAAGAGCGGCCCGTTTAAAGATGCTGAAACAGGTTTAAACAAGGCGCTTTATGCAAGACTCACTAAGGATTTGGACAATATTGCCGGTAATGCAGGCGGTGAGGCAGTTATTATACGTGATGCCGCCAATTCATCTACGAGGCAGCGAAAACAGATAGAAGACAATTTGGTGACACTCCTTGGAAAAGACCTTAATACAGCTTTGAACACAACTGTTAGCGGTGCTGTTAAAGGGCTAAAAAAAGGCGAAATAGATAAATTTAAAAATGTTGTGAACGCTATACCAGAAAAACAGCGCGGCGAAGTTGTTATATCTGCTTTGAATGATGTTTTCCGTGGATCTGGTGCAGGTCAGGCAGCATTTAGCGCTAATCAGTTTACAAAATTCATGGAGGATATAAACAGATCACCAGCTGTAAGAAGCGCGCTTTTTGAATCACTTCCAGCCGGATCAAGAAACGCTATAGACAATCTTTATACAGTTGCGGATGGTGTTACGAGAGCGCAACGCGATCTTGTTAAAACGGGTGCAATCAATACGCTATTTAAAAATAAAGCTGGATTCATTCGCAAAATGATGGGTACAGCTGGCTCAGCAGTTGGCGGCGCAATTATCGCAAGAACAACCGGAAGCCCGGCAGCTGCGGCAATAACCCAAACAACCAGGGAATTTTTAAAGCAAAGCACAAACAGATCACGCGCAACATCCGAGCTTTTAGGTTCTCCAGAATTTCAACAATTCATTAAAGAAGCGGTTAGAACTGGGACAATGGAATCTGCAAGAAGGTCGAGGACGTTCCAAAGAGCCGAAAGAAGACTAGAGCGCAGCCAACGTTATGCAAACTGGCTTGAAAACTTACAACCAGAATTGGCGGGTGTAATAACATCAGGTGGATTAATTAACTATTTGGCTACCGACCAAGAGGAAAATAGATAAATGGCTACATGGGTTCCTATCAACGGGCTGGCTATCCAGTTAGCCAAAAACGCAGGCGGCGCGGCGGCTGCTGACTATTACCTTAAGTTTTACGATGAGGGTACAACCACCCCGGCGAGTATGGCGACGGATTCAACGGGCGGCACGACATTAGACAAGTGCAAGCTTGACAGTAATGGGTTAGCTGTCAATGGCTCGGACGATCCTTTCATACCGCACATTGATCGCAACTATAAGTTAGTCTGCTACACCAATGCCACCGATGCAGATAACAATGCAACAGGGAGCGCGTTTTTTGTTATTGATAACGTTAAATTTGCGGCTGGAGATGCTGGTGGGATTGATTACACCCCCGAAGGCACTAACGCTTCAACGATATCAATTGCAACATATTTAGATAAGCGTGTCCTTGATAACGTGGCAGCGCTTCGAGCTTATGAGCCTGTTGTTGATGAAGAGAATGTTTGGATTTTAGGCCACACAACTGAAGGCATCGGCGGCGGTGCGTTTTATTATGATGAGTCAGATACAACTAGCACGGATAACAATGGCGCGATAATTGTAACGACTGGCGGAGCTAGATGGAAGCGGCCTAAAGCAGCTTTTTTTGATGCTGCTGAGTTTGGGGCATTAGAAGATAACGGCACAACTAGCAACAACACAATAATTCGCGCTGCGCTAACTTACGCTGCATCTATAGGATCGTCTCAAGTCACCCTTAGACGACAAACGGAAACGGGCTGGTTTGGTTTAGAACAGATCAATGGGACTTCAGTAATTAAGCTTGTTTCAAACGTTGATTTTATTGGTGTGGGTAAACCTGAGTTAAGGCCCATTGTTGACACTGATACTTTCATGGTGGCGTCTATATTCATGTGGGGTAATTATCATCCTGATTTTTACAACTCAGTTTCGAAAGAATCAGTAACATTAACCGAAGGCTCAGATACTATTACAGTGGCTGATTCGTCAATATACGCTGAAGGCTCGTTGATTTTCACTACAAGCCAAACATCTTACTTAGCTGCGGGCTTTCCTGTTTACACCTATATGAAATTGGTTGAAGTTACGGAGATAATTAACGCTACATCGATACGTATAAGCGAGTATTTGGAATTCGGTGGGGCTGGTTACGTAGCAAATGCTGAGAATAATGGAACTAATGGGCGATTTTCGGAGCCTCTTTTCATTCTCCGAGATGCGAGAGTTAAAGGTTTTAAAGTTAAAACGCTAGGACACATAGGGCCAGATAGCGGTACTTACAACTGTGAGTTATCAGATATTGAGGGAGAGGCCCGGACAGGTATTTTTGGTAACACCTTCGTCCACACCAAGTTCCGAGATTGGGATATTACTTGTTACAACCGTTTTAGTGAGATGAGCTTTTGTTCGCATAACAATGACCTGAAACGTATTAAATACTCTGATGGAGGTCAGGGACTAGCTGATAATATTGGTATGTCTTGGCAAGAGTCGGGGTCATATAACACGCTTGATGGTTTTGAAATGATTATCACGGGCGGATCAGTATCTAATCCTTTACGAATACAGGATCACGATCATTCAGTGATGAAGAATGGCGTTGTGAAAATGGTGGGTAACACTAATGCGGGCGTCATAATGAGATCATCTGCCACGGCAAATGTCGGCGATATAAAA